TCCATGGTACGCTTTTGAGTTGAACAAACCAGCAATCACATGGGAAGATAAATTCTTTAGAGAGTACCGATATGATGTTAGGGATGACTATTTCTGGACAATGGCATCATTGTATCCAGCTTGGGTAACAAAAGAGCCAGTAAAAGAAGTTGAAGGTTGCAATTTGGCTGAATATCCAGTAATGAAATACTTCAAAGAGCAACACAAAATGAAGATGGCTATTCTTAAAAATCAAGACGGAAGCAATCTTGTGGAACACATTGGAGTATATTCCCAAGGCAAAAGAGTGCTTGAGGGAGAGCCAGGCTGGGAAGGTTTTAAGTGGTTTGATCCTAATAAAAAATATGATTCCAAGACTGGTGCCTTGATAGTATAAATAGATAATAAAACTATTGGGAACTATAAATGGCTAAACCCACAACTAGAGCGACATTCAAAGACTACTGCCTACGCAGATTGGGTCATCCAGTAATCCAAATCAACGTGGATGATGACCAAGTTGAAGACAGAATTGATGATGCACTACAATTCTTTGAAGACTATCATTTTGATGGTTGCGAACAAATGTACCTGAAGCATCAAATCACTCAAGCTGATATTGACCGCAGATGGATTTATTGCCCAGATCCAGTAATTTTTGTTACTGGAATCATACCATTTGACCAGTCTTCTTCCTCAGTCAACATGTTTGATTTGCGCTATCAGTTGCGTTTGCATGATTTGTATGACTTCACATCTGTGTCATATGTTTCATATGAAATTACCATGCAACACATTCGTACATTGAATCTGTTGTTCTCTGGTACGCCACTATTCAGATTCAATCGTAAACAAAATAGAATTTTCTTAGACATTGATTGGTCTAGAGACTTACAAGTTGGTCAATATGTTGTTGTGGAATGCTATCGTGCAATGCGCCCAGATACAGTTACTTTGACTGGCACTTTGACGGGCACAACAACAAGCAATACCATTACTGGAACAGGAACAATTTTTGACCAAGAAGTTATTGAAAACGACATTATCACACTATCTAGTGGCCAAGAAGTTCAGATTCGTACAATCAATTCTCCAACAAGTATTACTATTGCAAGTAGTTTAACGACAAACATTACAGCTAATACAGCAACAAAAGCCGGTGTTACGGATGTTTGGAATGATAAGTTTTTGAAGAACTACGCTACAGCTAAAATTAAATATCAATGGGGTACCAATCTTTCTAAGTTTGCTGGCATTCAAATGCCTGGTGGTGTAACACTAGATGGTCCACGAATCATGCAAGAAGCACAAGTGGAGTTAGACAAACTAGAAGAAGAAATGTATACCATCAGCAGTATGCCTAGCGAAATCTTTGTGGGCTAAACATGCCAACGAATTTCTACTTTAATAATTTTCCACAACACCAAATAACTAGTGAGCAATTACTAGTAGAAGATTTGGTGATTGAAGCTATGCAAATTCATGGTATGGATGTTTATTATCTTCCACAAACTTCAAGAGACCAAGTGGATATGTTATATGGTGAAGATACATTAAAAGAATTCCGTAGTGCTTATGGAATTGAAATGTATTTGGAAAATGTTAGTGGAATGGATGGCGAAGGCGATTTCATTTCTAAATTTGGCTTAGAGATTAGAGATGAAGTAACATTGCTAATGTCACGCAGAAGATTTGCATCTTTAGGCACATCTTTAATTAGACCTAGAGAAGGCGATTTGGTTTATATTCCACTACTGCAAAATTTCTTTGAGATATCGTTTGTGGAACATGAAAACAATCAAGCTATGTTCTACACATTAGGTCGTGGTCGTGGCGGCAATGTTTATGTGTATGCATTGAAACTGAAACAGTTTGTCTTTAGTGAAGAAATTATTTCTACTGGCGTTGATGAAATTGATGACCCGATATTTGATAGTTACAAACGTGCAACTTTACCACTTGCAAACACAACAGTATTTCCGGCAAGTACTGGCTCTTTTGTTCCTGGCGAAATCATATATCAAGGTTCTTCATTAGCGACAGCAAATGCACAAGCTATTGTTTATTCTTATACTGCACATTCATCTGTAGATATTATTCAGGTCCAAGGAACTTTTGCTAGTGGTAATATTCGCGGCAATACAAGCAATGCATTGAGAAGCGCACTATCTTACAATGATGACACACAAGTTGGCAACAATCTATTTGAAGATATTGCAGACAATGTTAGAATAGAAAGTGAAGCTGATGGAATATTAGACTTCACAGAACACAATCCTTTTGGTGAAGCCTGATGTTAAATAATTCGCATTTTTACAATAGAACAATTCGTAAAGTAGTAGTTGCTTTTGGCACAATATTTAATGACTTACTATTGGTCAGATATAATAAAGCTGGAACAGTTGAGCATGAGAGAATGCGTGTTCCTCTTTCTTATGGCGCAAAAGAAAAATATGTTACACGATTAGTATCTGATCCAACACTAACAAAATCTATTGCAACATATGTACCAAGAATTTCTTTTGATTTAGTTGGATTAGAATATGATTCATCCAGAAAATTTAATACTATAAACAGAAACTTCTCAACGAATGCTACAACTGGTGCAGTATCCGGACAGTATGCACCAATACCATACAACTTTGAATTTGAGTTAGCTATCTATGTTAGAAACACAGAAGATGGTACACAAATTCTTGAACAGATATTGCCATACTTCACACCAGACTTTACTGTGACTGTGGATTTAATACCAGCATTAGGTAGAAAATATGATATGCCTGTCATTCTTAACTCAGTAACACCACAAACGGAGTATGAAGGCGACATGTCTACGACTAGACTTATCATTTGGAATTTATCTTTTACTGTAAAAGGATACATCTTCCCACCAGTAAGCACAGTTGGTTTAATTGAACAAGCAAACACAAACATCTACACCGACTCAAGAAGCACTCTATCACAAAAAGTATACGTTGATTATGCTAATGGTTCTGGTGTTTTAGTTACGGGTGAAGTTGTTAGAAGTTCATCTAAAAACAAAACAGGAACTGTTGTATACTTTGCAAATAATAGCGGAGGCACATTAGTGGTGTCAGACTTAAATGATTTGCTTGAAGAAGATGATGTGATTGTTGGTGATTATTCTAATGCTACATATACAATAAATACCGTAGATTTGAATCCATTAAAAACAGTTGCAATTATAACTGTACCAGATCCAGTATCAGCAAACTCGGATGAAGATTTTGGATTCACAGAAACGATTACAGAATTTCCAAGTACTTTGACTTAAAATAGGAAGTCTAAATGGCAAAAAAGCTATCTCAATTAACCGCTATCTCTAATGTTGGAGATACACCAGCAAATGTTATATTTGGAATTTCCAATACAGCAAGCGGAACATCAAACACTATATCACTGTTATCATTAACAACACATCTTGATTCAACATTTGCTACTGACATTGCTTCATTGGCAAACGTAGGCGCAGGACTTATTACGGTAACATCAGCCTACCAAGCAAATACTGGTGCGGCCGCTTTAGCTGGACAAGCCAACGTTGGGGCTGCTAGAATTGTTGATGTGGCATTAGGTCAAGCTAACGTTGGTGCTGGTATCATTACTGTAACTTCCGCATATCAGGCAAATACTGGTGCGGCCGCTTTAGCTGGACAAGCCAACGTTGGTGCAGGTCTTATTACAATAACTGCGGCAAGTCAAGCTAACGTTGGTGCTGGCAGAATTGCTGATGTTGCATCGGGACAAGCAAACGTAGGAGCTGGATTAATTACAACCAAGGCTGCATATGAAGCTAATGTCGGCGCGGCCGCTTTAGCTGGACAAGCCAACGTTGGTGCAAGTGTTGTTATACTAACTAATAATATTAGCAATGCATTCAATCAAGCTAATAGTGCATACACAGCCGCTAATACTGCATTGAATATATCACAAAATATTCAAATACAAGATTACACATTGCAGTTGACGGATCGTGGAAAACATATCTATAGTAGCAATACACAAGTTCAAACAATTACAATTCCAAACACTGGCGTTGTCGCATGGCCTACTGGCACAGTAATTGATATTGTTCTTGATGGTACTGGAAAAATTAATGTTGCAACCTCAAATGATGTTACTCTTTATGTTGCTAACAATTCTACAGTAAGAGGATATGCAAATGTGTATCCTCGTGGTTGGGCTACACTATTGTATGTCAGTGGAAATACTTGGTATATCAAAGGGCAAGGTGTAGATTGAAAACTAATGAAAATCTATCCAACATTTTTGGAGTTCAACCACTAGCAGAAGACGAATCTTCTATAGTTGAAATTGTTCCAACAGATGTGGATTCGGATTTTGAATTCGCAAGAAACAATATTCGTGAGTTAGCCGAAAAAGGTAGAGTTGCGGTAGATAATATTCTTATGGTAGCAAAAGCAACGGATCATCCAAGAGCATATGAAGTTGCAGCCACACTAATTAAAAATATGTCTGACATTAATAAAGATTTGCTTGAGTTACAAAAAAGAAAAAGAGATTTGTCACCAGTCAAAGAACAGACTGTAGTGAATGTGGACAAAGCTGTATTCGTAGGCTCAACAAGAGATTTAATTAAACAAATTAAACAAGTAGGATAAAATGGAACAATTAATTCAACAACTAAAAGTAATCTTGGGTACCAATTTTGCTCTGTATTTAAAATCACATGGCTTCCATTGGAATATTGAGGGTGCTAATTTTCCACAATATCATGATTTCCTCAATGGATTCTACACTGAAGTTTTTAATCAAAACGATCCTATTGCGGAACACATCCGTCAATTAGACAGTTATGCTCCAGGTTCACTAGAGAGAATGTTGGAATTAGCTGACTTGGAAGAATCACAAAACATTCCTATGGCACTTGCTATGATGACAGAATTGAAACGTGATAACGATAGATTCATTATACATCTCCGTGCAGGTATTGTTGCCGCTGAACAAGCAGATGAACCAGCTATTGGTAACTTTTTGCAAGACATTCTGGGTGCTCACCAAAAGAAAGCATGGATGTTAAGAAGCATCATTAAATAATGTCAATCGGTGGTTATTTAGGTAATCCAAAGTTAAAGCGAGCTGGTGTACAAGTTGAGTATACCAATGACCAGCTAATTGAGATTACTCGGTGCATTAAAGACCCAGTCTACTTCATT